CGAACAAACTTTATCGCAACAATATCTTTAAAAGCTTCTTCATTTAATGGATTATGAAAAAATGTATCAGCTACACTCATATTAAACTTTATACCCATAGCCTTTCTTATATTGGTAATAAGATCGGTATAAACACCAAAAGTATGAACAGCCTCATCTTGCCATAAAGGAAAGCGAAAGATTCCTTTGTCGTTACTAACACCATTAACAAGACCCTTTATTGGATATGCATTTGTTTCTGTCCCATCAGAAAAGATTCCCTTAACACCAAATGGATAAGCCTCTCCATGAGCATAACCTACATATTTGTTAAAGTTCTCTTCGTTTCTGTAATATCCATCAAATTGAGCACCGTTCTCTATATCACGCATTCCTTGAGCAGCCGAACTTAATTCCGGAGAATAGGTAGCCTCTGGATTAATCAATAGAGCAAAATCTTTGAATTTCTCTTTATCAAATGTTCTGGTTGGCTTTTTCCAGTTACCACCGTAATATACGTTATTGGTATTGGTATGTGTTTTACTGATACTATATGGAACCTTTGGTCTAATAATTTCTTCATATGTCAATACGCCCTGGCTTTCATACCCGGTAATATTGATGGTAAGATTACCATTTATAGGAATTCTGTATCTTTTATCAATAAGATATATATCTTGCGAAGCGTCAGCATTCTCAATCAATGCAGTTAATCTCATTACTCCTATTTCCAAAAATGAAAATGATGTATCAAGATTCGTTAGTTCAATTCGTAGATTCTTATTCGTTACACTTTCTTCCTGAGTAAGCCAGTTCATCTCCTGCAGACCTTCTACATTATACCCGGCAGTACCATTAAAAATAGGAATAGGGCCCATCTCATCAACGAAATGAGTAGAATTAAGACTTGCACTTCCATACCTGAAATATAAAAAGTAGACCCCGGGATGTAGATTCCCACTGTTTCCCACTTCTCCTATTTCGTAATTGATTATTTTCTTTGAATGAGCTATAAGGTTTATGGCGCCATCGAAACTATTTGCATAATATATCCTCTCAAGTGATTTTCCGCTTTGTGTAAAATTTGAATTAATTACTCTGTTTGGATTATTGTGATCTGCAATATAAATGTCAACACTATCATCATAACTTCTTTGAGCAAACATATCAGCCGTCTTGCTTGGATCGAGATTAAAATGTTCGGTATTGAATTCATATACATTGGGAAGCGTAGAAGTTTCCTTATAGTTATAGAGAGTTCTGTATTTTCTTTTAAATTTTGTATTATCGGGATCTATAAGTTCCGGACTTGGAAATGTTCCGATCTCACCACGCGGACCACTACCATCAATGCTAAGTATGTACAGTATGCCATTGTGCTCACAAGTACCAAGTACAGCATAACCTGTCTTTAATGAAAATTGTTCTTTATTACCAGGGAAGTTTGTTATGACAAAACCTTGACCTTTACGATTGATAACCCTTGCATTCATAGTAGGGAAATCCCACTGATTAGGCTTCTTCAACGAATTGTCAATATCCGAAATAATTCCTTGAGTAAATATGTTTTTGACTTTCATTAGTGAAATTGATCTATTTTAATTGTCATACGTCCGATTTTCGGAAGCATATTACCCATGATAATCTGAAACTGATGAGACTTCCTTCTGTCAATGTTCTTATGACCGCTACGGATAGCTTGTAACATGCCACTGAACTTCTGATCCCAACCAACCCACATACCCATACTGAACTTTCCAATACCGGCATCTTCCTCGAAAGCTCTTACCTTGCAATATGTTTCACATGTAGCTTCATGACCCGACTGAATAAGTACCGCGCCAGTCTTTATGTCAATAGGTATTCCATGATAAGAAATGTATATCGTATCTCCTATTTTACATTCTTCGTCTCCGAGAGTTTCAACTTTAAGATCTGTAAGGAATCCATCCTTTGTTCTATTATAGCTGAGAAACATCTTATCCTCAGTGTAGAGCTCGTCAATCTTATAAACGTTACATGGTATCATAACCATCTTATCGTTCCCTACAACTAACGGTACAGCCCTAAATTCCCACATGGCATCTATGTCTCTGATAAACTCAACTTCTACCTGAGCACACCATTCTGCCACATCAGCATTACTAAAGTGTTTTGTTTTAAACAACCTGTTAAGTCGTCCAGCAATTATTTCCGTATCTGTGAATCCATCAATAGCCATAGCTTTGCATTTTAGTCATTATGTTGTCTATCCCTGGATAGATATGTCCTTTTTCAAGTTCTTCATTTATCATCTTCTGATATTTCGGTGCGATAGCGATAAACTTCTTTCTTCCTTTCCCTATTGCAAACCCCCTCTTGGAGTACACAAGCATAACCATTATTCTTCCCTGGCCATGTACTTTATCATATTTGAATGTCTTACTGTCAGGAGATTGTTGTGCAGCAACAATGTAAACATAGTTACGTGGAAATAAGAAAACAACATCATTCCTGATAACATCTTCAAGCACCCTTTTAAAGAACGATTTTAATATAAAGTTTACAACTCCCGTCGTATACTTATCTTCATCCAACATTGATCTTCGCTGTGTAGCCTTTATGAAACTCTTTATTGGTCTTCCCCTAAGAACATCTGGTTCTAATCTTGAATGGTCTCCGATGGTCTCTAAAGCTATATCCTCATGATCGAAAGCCGGACTGTAAAAAGGATGTCCTGTTGATATAAACTTGACAACCTTAATATGTTTGCTGTTCCTCAGGATCCTCTTCCCAATGTACAGGTAACGTAAACTTCTTTTTTTCTTTTTTCTTTGCATCTCTTTGAACTCTTATTCCGTCATATTTAATATTATGAGTTTTGCTGAGATCAATACCGGTAATGTCTTTATAGGCCTTAATCATGTCTCTTGGCTGATCAGCTTTCTTTTCGTAAAGCTTTTCCCAAGATTGTTCTTCCCTTTTACGACCCCTTCCCTCTACGGCACCAAAGGTAACCGGCAAGTAAAATATCTCGCCACTATCTTCAATGATCTTATAGCAGGGCTGACTCCTTAAAGTTTCAATAGGTTCGCATTGGTAAAAATAAGCCTCATGATTCTCAATGCTATCAAACATGTATTGACGCATCATCCAAAAGAACTTTTCAGTTCCCTGGTCACCAACAATACTTATCGGTACAATGATCGTTAAAACCTTGTTGATATCAACTTCGTCTCCGTTTTGATCCGTGTAATTTACCATTGAGAAAAATTATATACCGGGTGCTTCTGAATCTGAGGTAGAGCATTCCTTGTCCAGCAATAAGTCTTCCGGAGTAGAAAATGTCTATCCAATACTTGTAACCATTAAGGTCACTTACTTTTTTCGTTACTATCATCTCTTTCTGGTTTATTTTCTTGTTGCGGTGCCCGGGTAGACAAAAAGTCTTTCTTGACAAGCAACTTTAGTTTATAAACTGATGGAGTAGGATAGAAGTTGGTATCTTCCCAGCCGCAAGTAATACGGGGTGAGGCAGCGAGTAACCAGATATTCACAAATGTCATACCGGCAGTAGGAACTCCCTTAAGAAGCATCTTATTTCCGATTACAGTAAAGATCGGCCCTGGCTTTGCATATTGAGTTTTGTAATCTATAAAGTCATTCATACCAACTCTGTCAAAAGTAAATGTTCCCTTTTTATCTGATACAGACTTTATATTATGGTCTTCCACACCTGTAACAAGATCTGGAAGTACTAACTCGTAAAAATCCCCTTTGGCTGTGAAAGTAATCCCATTAATTGTACAATCCTCCGTATGGCATGTAATAACAGACTCATCGCATGGAACCTGCTGATAAAAGCTTTGGTCTACATACCTGAAAGCATTAAAATACTCTCTGAGTAATGTCATTCGCATATTATCACACTGGTCTGCAAAATATTCTTTTAAGTTTACCAATGTCTTTAAAGGATATGCCTGAGCAAGTTCAGTAACGATCTGCTCAACAATTAATTTCTGACTTTGCCTATTTTCCATCTTGATTGGTTAAAATGGAAGGGAGTTGTTGCAACCCCCTTCCTATTACTGATTTCTATAAATCACCTGTTACCAGGTAGAGGGAGCAGTACCGGCCCAAACGGTCAGTAGTTCCTCAAGATTGGTATCATCAGCTGTATGAGCTGACTCATCATTATAGGCATACTGGTTGTTAGGATCATTGGCATCATAGATGTCAACTCCTGTAGCCTGTGAAGCCAATACATAGAGATTTACAGTCTGGCGATGTTTACCATAATCGCTTGTACCATGTTGCAACGAGATATCCATACCGGTAAAGGTAAGAGTATACTTGTTGTAAGACGAGCCATCAATAGCATTGTCTCCATAGACAAATGAATTAAGGGTAGCCTGTCCTTTTTGGTTAGCGAAGATTGCATGGATATCATCTGAAGTCAGACTTGGGTACCTTGCAAAATAAGAGTAAGATGCAGAGAGCACTGATGTTGAAGTAGCGCTGAAAGCAAAAGTTACCCTTTTGGTAGTAGTCAGACTAAACCATACATCCCATACAGGGGTTCCACTACCATACGCATCATATGACGAGTAACCGTCTCCGGTAAGGGCAGTGTTCAGGTTGGTTGAGTAAGTGGCACCAGCGGCATCATTTGCAGCAGCCAACGCAGTTCCATTAACAGTTGCCGTAGTAGTTCCTGCAGCGGTGGTAGCAGTAATCTGATACCATGAAAAGGCAGCAACAGTACCATAGTTCTGATCAAGTTCTACATCAAACTTCACACGTTCATCTTTAGCAGTCAACATGATGTTTCTGCTATCAATGACGTTGGATCCAGCAACAGCAACAGTAAACAATGTACCAGCTGTACGGCTGATGATATACATCTGAGTGGCTGAAATAGCAATAGCTTTTACAAAAAGCTTCAGAGTTGCATTTGCATTAACGGTCTCGGCAGAGAGTTTTGCACTCGCACCAGCGTTAACTGAAGTAGCATTTCCATCAGCATCTGTATAAGTGATTGCATCACCACTATTTGTAGTAACAAGATAAGCCCTGAATGGATCACATACAGCCTTGCTCATATTACTTACAGGATCAGGATTAACATCATGCTTACCAGAATCCAGATAAATCTGTTTGATAAGATCACTTTCAGCCCTGAGTACATATACATCATCAACATAACCACTTGTCGAAGTGATAGCAGCTATATTGTTAGCATATGACTTTTGGTGAGCCTGGTGACGGTTATCATGTACACCCGGCATCTTTGTTACAGGACTAATTGTTAAATTGTAACCCCAATTTGTATTTGAAGCTGGAGCTGCAGGATTGAGATTAACCATCCAGGCCTTTTTGATTCCATCATCAGTAGTTGTTTTTGCAACCTTCAAATCAACATTGAGAGTTGTAGATGCAGCAGGTGGACTTGTTCCGCCTGCCCATACATCACCGGGAAGTGTGATACCAAGTTCTTTGAACTGAAGCATCAGCCTTCCTTTAAGATTGTCGCCATAAACGCCAATCTTCTTGTTTGTCACAGTATTCATCAGAATATTGTGAGGATATTGTTTTAAGCGTTCCATATTATGTGAATTTTAAAATTGTAATTATTCTTCTTACTTATGCCTTTGTGCATTTTCGTTGAGCATTGATTGATAACGTGGACTTGAAAGATTCTCCAAATGAATACGAACAGCAGAGGTAATAACTTCCTGTATCTGTTGTTGTGTTAAATCGATATCATAACTAAAGACATCACTTAGCACGCTCATTTGATTGAGTTCCTTCAAATATTCAAGGAGCATCATATCGGGTTCGGTATGAAAACCGTTATCCACATGAACACTACCATTCTCTATTTTATAATAGATGCGATCATCAGAAGGTTTTAAGTAATATGACTTTCTTAATACTGCAATATCATCGTTAAATGCTTCTGTTGCATCAAGAAAATCGCTTAATCCTTTGAGACTACACTGTTGAGAAGTATTCGTGTTATAATTAAGCTTAAATTGTGCAGACAAATGCCTGGCATATTTAGGCATAACCTCAGGCCGGTCCGAAAGGGTGCTTGTTGAGTAAGGATTCTTTTGCACTCCTTCAAGATACGTTCCATCAGGAAGATCGAATCTCCATTTATTCCCAACATATGGTGCATACCAAAACCACCTTATCAGATTCTGAAGTTTATCACGAATGATCTTATCAACCTCGGGCCCTCTATCATGAAAATGATTTAGTTCCTTCCAGTCTTTTAAAGCCCACTCGTTCCAAATTATAACAAAAGTCTCCGGCTTTACGGTACGCGTATTACTTTTACGAATACCGTAAAGGAAAGACTTGAATATATCCTCGGAATTATTGAACATTATTCAGTTTTTTATCAATCATGTACTCTATTAACTTTTCCTCATCGTCCCAGAACTCAGCACATTCTTCCTCAACGTAAGGGGTGCTGTGATGTTTTATAGATGATTGCAGTTTTTCAAGGCCTTTCTTCTGTAAAGTAACCAGGAGTTTTTCTCGTTCCGATACTTCCTCCTTTTTTGGTTTCTCTACCCAAGATTCAAGTTTGTCCATCTCGTCAGCATACTGCTGATCGCTAACCAGCTCAGGAAAGTCAGCATTCAGCTTAAGCAAGCCCTTCTTAAAAGTATCGAGTTGACCATCAACATACATTACCTTCAAGTCTTTAATCCTTGATTGGAATGATGTAGGGTCTTCACGTTCTTCAATAGGAAGTCCTTGTTTCCTTTTTTGCAGTTTAACTTCAAGCAGCCTTCGAATATCCTGTCCTTCATACTTGGCGAACTTAGCGATAACTTCATCAATGGAAGAGCCAAGAGGTTCAGTCTCGTAAAAGAACTCACCTCTCTCGGTCTCTCTGATGAGCTCATAATCGAGAAGCTCGAGGACGAATGAGAATTTCTCAATGCCCTTATTGTACTTAGGAAAGCACTTCTTGACCTCATCTGTATGTTCGTAACAAGCTTTAATAAGCCTGTTTTTCAACATTTCAGGTGAGATACTGGTGACCGGGATATAAAACTTACCCTTTACGAAATAGTTCAATAACGTCGCAACATGCTTATGCTTATCCAAAGAAGCAGCACGAATCAATGTCTGTGCTTCAAAAATTTGATCTTCCTTGGAGTTGTCATTAACAGCATCTTTCTGTTTGTCAAAAAAGTAACCAACAAACTTAATAGGCGTTTTCTTATATTCCGTTTCACTTTCTGCTACCATCCTCGAAGCAATAATCAGATTGTAAATCGCGGCATAATAATTATCCGTAAGATCAAACTTATGGAGATGCGCAACCTGATGAAAGTCGAATGGGTCGATAACAAATGGATATTTTTCTTCTTCTTCACTCGAGAGAGGTGACTTGCCTGTTTTCTGATCCGTACTTAGATCTTCCTGGCCGGTTATATAAACATTCCCAACTCTTTCAATGGGAATAAACCAAGAATTTTTTTTGTATACCTCTCTGGTAAAGATTATCTGTTTAACTGTTTCTTTTTCCATGTCTATAAATTATTGGGATGTAACAAGATTGTTAGCGATAGGGCGGTAAGTTTTGATTACCTGCACCTGTGAGATTATACCATTCTGGATAAGCGCATGTTTGGATGAACCATCAATATCACTTGATACGTTACCACCGGCATCGATACCAGAAACAGTACCTTCAACGAGGGGTCTCAGCTGTACAAGCTGAATTCCACGTTCTCCACCTTCAGTAAGTCCGAGAGGCACAACGACAGAATCCCATTCGTTTGATTTAGAACCATCCTTGAGCACTTTGCCCGGGCGATTCTGCATATAAGGAGTACGGTTAAAATACAAGTGGAGTCCACCAATAGTATAACCGGCATAAGTGTCATTCAGAACCTTGTCATCACCGTCACCGACAATGTTGTTATTCTGTGTGGCACCCATAGTCTTTAGAACTTGCATCATATTCATATACGCAGTAGGATGCATAAAGATAGCAGCCTCACGTTTTCCAGTCTCATTGGGACGGATATATGAATCGATGTTTGTAAGGAAGTTCTCAAGAACTTTTTGGCTCCAGCCATTGTTGATTGGAAATTCAATCGGGCCGTCACCTGAATACATGAGTCCGGAACCGGAAAGGATCTCTTTTCCTTCATCGTTGGTAAGGACTACTTTCTTGGTTTCCCTTGAAACAGTTCCTTTTCCTTCGAAGAGTTGGAAGTTCTGAGCCTTGGCCAGTTTCTTCATCATCTTTTCGTCAGCTTCTGTGATGAATGCTTTTTCTTTATAACTACCATGCTGTACCCAGCGACCAGTAGCTTTCTTTCCGTCCATGGCTTTAGCTGTACCAGACCATGAAATCTTAAACCTCTGAAGGGTTAAGTAAGCATCTCCGAAACCGTGGAATTCATACTGTTCTGCACCACCAGTTGAAAAGTCATGTGGGTACTTATTGTATGATCCTTGAATTTCGTCACCCTCTTCCATCATAGTAGGGTCTGCATATTCGTCGAGGTTTTCACCATCAACTTTTACTTTATACCTGAACACACCACCGGAAACTTCTTCGGGGCCGGTTTTGTCCACTGCATAAAGATGTGTTGTTCCGTCTGCCATCAGCATGACATCATATCCGCTGATATAGTTACTGTCAAGGAAAATATAAAATTCGCCTTTATTCAGACCAGGATAGGAAGCATTTGAATAATCAACATAAGTTACTCCATCAGGGCCAGAACGGAAATGTTCTTTCCGATAGTCGCTTTGATGAATTTTAAACTGAATATGATTAGACGTTACGGCTCTGAATTTTGATCCCGTAAGGAAATTAGAGCTATAGTTTAGGCCTTTTGTTTTGTAGTTCTTAGCGTCGAGCAAAGAAATCAAGCCGGCCTCTTCCGGAAACATGGAGAAGATCGTTGGAATAAAATCAGGATCTTTGGCTCCATTTTCCAGCAACATACGACCAGATATCGACTCTTGTGCTACAGTCGTTACCGGGCCAGGAAGTAATCTTGCCATAATTGTAATTATTTAATAATTAGTATGAGCAAGGGAATTAGTTTCCTATTCACCTCTCATGAAACCCTCAGACTTGTAGCCCGATTCGGAACTACCGCCTGGAGTATCTTCTGGCTCTCTCTTCATCGTATTAAGAACTTTATCCTTCTCCCTTTCAACCAAATCAGAAGTGTATCTTTTGATCTTTCCTGTTTTGATCATTATGAGTGTAGGTAAAAGTTCGTGAAAAGCCCGTTGTGGGTCGGCTAAGATTTCACTAAGTAACATATCCACTTCGCTCGCGATTGTGGGTGTACCTCCGATATCAACGATCTTTTTCTCTGTCATCCTTCGAACGTCTTCGATATATGTATCGCGTTCAGCAGTTTCGAATTTAAATCCTCCGATGGAGACATTTTCTTTAATGCTTTCAATATATGATTCTACTTCGGCTTTTTGTGCAACCTCAGTAGCTGGTAATGTTTCTGCTTCAAGCACGCGTCTTGTTTCTTTATGGTGCTCTGACATTCTTTGTGTTTGTGCTGTCTTTACGCCTTGTCTTACGCTGTCAGCTTCCCTTTCCATAGCAATCTTATCCATACCATCAAGACGTGTCTTAATATCATCATCAGACCAATCAAGATTTTTACGTTTAGATTCCCAAGCGTAAGCTTTCTCTAAAAGTTCCCTTGTTGGGAGTGAAAGAATGCTTTGTGTTTCCTGAACACCATTAAGCCAACGATCAACGGTAAAGCCTTCAACTTTCTTGGCTTCCATATATTCTTTAATAAATGGATCATCAGAATCAACTGGCTTTACACTTTTGCTTATAAACTCATTAACGAGTTTTACATTTTCCTCTGGTGAGAGTTCTGCCTTACTCCTAATAGATTCTGGAATTTCAGCATCAGGATAGGTCTCATGTAAATACTTCCATTGAGGATCTTCTGTTACGAAAGTCTCTGGTGGGTCTTTAGGTGGATCGGTTGATGGCGGATCGGTAGGCGGTGGATCTGCCGGTGGATCTTCAGGCGGATCACTGGGGGGATCTACTGATTCTTCAGCACCCCCTGAGAGGAATGATTTGGCATCGAATTCTCCGATACCGAGATCTTCATCTGCGAAAAATACTTTTCTCTTTGTCATCTGTTTACTGTTTTAAATTTATACAAATCTATTGAATATATAATTGATTGTCAAGTTACTTATCACTCGCATGCTCTTTTACGAGCTTCTTAGATGTCTTTTTCATCTCGATATCTTTCAGTTTTTCAACGTGCGAATCATCTCCATGTTTCCTGTCAAGTGCCATCTGGCTCTTATTTATAAGGAAATTCATTTCCATTTCTATCGCCTTTAACTTCTGATCAATCCTGGCATTAATATTATTTGAAATAAGAACATTGTCTTCGCTCTCTTTTTCATTCTGAAGTTCCATAACGCTAAGTTCTGTATCAACTTTTAACTTCAGTTTGGCTATATCGTTCTCTTCTTTCTTTAAGAAGTTTTCAAATTCAGAGTTCTTTTGATCATACTTCATCTTGAAAGTTTCAAGTTCAAGTTGTTTCTGTTTCCAGAATGAATCATACTGCTGTTGGAATTGAGCAAACTCCATCTGCATTGCTTTTTGGCTTTCGAATTGGTCTTTCTCTGCTTTTCCGGCCAATCTGTTCGCTTCTGCAGTAAAATGCATGACCTTACTTTCCATTTCACGAAGGGTATCTGAATTGTAGATATGAACAAGTGAATTGAATGGAAGTCCTCCACCCTTAAAATGTACCGCGGCAAGTTCCCTGAGTTCATTCATTCTCATTTCGGATTTCCCTGAACTCATAACCTGAACCTTTAGTTGAATGTTTTTATAAAGTTCTGGTGGAATATTAAGGATCTTTCTGCCAAAACTACCATCGCTAACTTCAAGTTTTCCACCATTACGATAAGCATGCCTTCCAGCAAGGTTTACCATGTGCGTGAGAGCTTCCTCAAGGACTTCTTCATGGTTATTGAAGAGTATCTCCGTCATAATGTAAGAACGCTTAATACTCTCCTTAAATGTGCCTACCTGGTCACTATCCTGTACCTGTGCTTGTCGTTGGCGTGGTACACCAATGATATTACCCATATTCTCTTCCAAACTTGATAACATAACATCAAGATATTGAATAGCAGGAGACAGGCTAAGGTCAACCATTGTCCACTGATTGAAATTTGTTCTTCTTGGATTACCATTAGAATCCATTGTCTGAATATTGATAGTACCCATCTTTCTTTGATACTGCCAATCATTATCTGACATATCTTCCGGTTTCTGACTTCTATCAAAGAATATGGATTTTGCACCGGCAAGGGCGATCATCAGTTCTCGTTGTGTATGAACTACATCATAAAGGTCTTGAATATCTTTTGTTGCCTTAATTAAACTGTATGGGCGATCACCATAAGATGAATGCGTTCTTCCGAATACTGGAAGATTAACATCACCATGTTCTTTTTCCTCGCGTGGAACGAATCTTTTTTTGCGAGCATTAACCACAATGTCATTATTGATTACCGTGGCTTCATAGATGTCATTAGTATAGTAATACTCAATAGTTTGTCCCTTATTGATATTATATGATACAGCATCTATCTTTCTAATCCTATCATCAGGATTAGCTATACTTACATATTCCTGATTGGATGCATCATATTTGTAAACATCATCATTAATAACCTTTGCGTTTGGATCAATAAAATGTTTAAAGTATAGTCCGGGTCTGAATGGGTTTGGCGAAAACTTTACTTTCTCTTCTCTTGGTACCTTAAAGAACACCTTGTCGATACGAATACCTTCTTCTGAATCAGGGGTTCCGCCATAAGCACCAATGTTATCCATGGCTCCTTTGCTTGTGGCTACATATGCATTTCCATTATCATCAGCATTATACTTCTGCTCGTATTCCTCAAGTTTCTCTTTTCCGTATTCTCTTACGATTTTAGAACCATGCTGAACGGCTATTTGCTGCCATGATTTCATTTCAGATATAACAACCCAGGGCCCCTTATTAACTCTGTCTATTCCGGATATCCTTGGAAAGAACACTTTTGTTGAATCAACGGCTCTAAAGATTGGATGTTTATTGTCTTCCATCTGGTCAACATAATAATAATGCCGGCCGGTAACACAATTCTGAATGAATGCTTTTTTAATTTCTGAATGAATCTTTAAGACTTCTTTAAGCTTTATGAGTATGCCATCAGCAAGTTCTTCTTTTATATCCTCATAGTCGTATCTGTAAAACCGTTCAGTCTCACTGGCTACTTCATCAATTAATCTTCCTTCAGACTCAAGATTATTGGTTACAAATTCTATTTGGGAAAGTATTAATGGAAGAGATGCTTTAATTCTTTCGATTTCTTTTTGCTGTTCAGCATTTTGAGGTTCCTGCTGAGCAAGTGACTGAAGTTGTTCTGCCTTTTGTTGTACAGAAACCATCTTCACATTCATTGTATTTTTAGAGTTTCTAACTCCGTCTCTCATTTTAGCTATGGCACCCATCACTATGTCCTTCTGCTTATCATCAATAGATCCCTGGTCTATTGTAGAAGTAGATAATGGTAAGGCGCGCGATGTTAATTCAGATACTAAAAGATCTATGAGATGTCGTTGTATTGGTATATGCCTTGGTTGGGCCGGTAAATCATTTTCTCCAAATTCCAAAAAGTAATTAAACCTATCATCGTCGAATTCATCATTATAATAGTTCCACATCATAATGTCAAATTTTCCATTAATCCCTACCGATCGGTGCCTGGAAAGATAGTTGGCATAATCTTTTATCCATTGAAGATCCTTCTCGCCTTCTGAAACGTATAATGATGGTCGACTGCTCATATTAATTGTTTTGTAAGTTTTCCATTTCTTCTTCTGAATCTAATAACTCCAGCAAGTTCGGTTATTGACTTCTCTCTTGATTTGATTACAACAAACTCAGCTTCCTTTACTATAACCTCAGCCTCACATGATGCTATTGTGATATCGCAATTATATTTCTTTCCAGATGGATCATATATAAATTTTGACAAGGCTTCTATTTCTGCAGGGAAATACATCATTTCTATTACTTCCCGTGAGAGTGAATCCTTTTTAATAGCAAGGATCTGTGGCTTTAGGCTCTTATCTGTTCCGTAACGATTACTTACCTGGCTTCTCTGAATCTTTCCGGCAAATGCTAAACGTGGTCTTTCGTGAAGTAAAACCTCATACCCATTGTTTATGTAATGGTCAAATATACGAAGATTTGAATACTCAATATTTATTTTAGCATTATAATAGATTGCTGCAAGTATAGTATGAAAGTAAAATACAGGCGCGCCACCCTCTTTTTCTGTAGGTCTTTCAACAATCATGGCAACAGTTGTATTGTAATGCGGAGATTTACTATCCTTTCTGAAACCCTTCTTAATAATCATTGCACCCTTTGAATCCGAAGTATGTGCTTCATCCTGATCGTAACTATCAACACCACCTTTATAAAGATCCGTAAATGGCTTATCATCATAGTCAAGTTCTGGCTCTTCAAGAATTTCTATCCATCCTTCTTTCTCATCGAGAACAAACTTAACACCATCCCATGGCTTAGTTGAATTAATTGGAACAAGCCTCCCCCTTCTTAGAACCCTTTCTTCGCGATGCGACATTATGTACTGATTACGCTTTCTAAGGTACTCACACACGTTTTCCCCAAAGAATCCAACAGTACTTCTCATAAGAGCATCAGAAGCCGTAGTAGCCCACTGAGAACGCTGTAAATGCCTTTCATCTTCATCAGACTCAAGAATCTCTTTTTCGATTGCTTTAAGGCTCTTTTGTACTAATGGATTTCCATCATCATCAACAATATGGAACCATTGCTTTCCGGTAAAGTGTCCTACCTCATCTCCGGTAGGATCAATTTCTTTTTCAAATACATTTTTAAATGCAAGAATGTTATACTTATTAGGAAAGAAATGTCTTTGTTCCAGATCATAACCACCCTCATCCATGTCGCCACCGGTATTTGATGTGACAAATCCATTTGCTATATAGGTATGTGTATCACCAGCAGTTAGATTATATACATCCTGCATCCCTATATATTCTATTTTTGACACAATCTCATATTTCAATCCTGACATTTCGGTCATGCCAATAAAATATTTTCCTTTTTTATTATCTTCATCATAAACGAAAACAGCTTTATCAATTTTCTTTCTGTCTTTCCTATCATTAGAAATAATTTCTTGAAGTAATTCTTTTTTATGATTACACAATAATGGAATATTATCATGAAACTTTTTTATTGAATCAAATGAATTTATGTATAATCTAAATATTATTGGCTGCGCACCCTCATAACCAATAGATACACTATGCCTTTTTTCTTCACATATACTTGAATGTATTCCGAATTTTCTTAATTGATATTTAACTTGCTCAAGTAATAAATAGACTTTACTCGTTAAAACAACTCTTGATCTTTTCCCATTAATATAAACATTGCCATCAGCATCATAATATCCACCAATAAATTCAGCCAACGATTTTTTATTATATGAATCAATATCATCTGGTAATCTTTTTGATATACCAGACTGACCTCTCATTTTATTATCTTTTAATAGATGAGTGAATTTTCTTATAGCAACATTATGAAATATCCTTCCATCAGTTAAAGGAAATGTTTTATAGTCTTTTGTATCATAATTACTATTTACCCAATCGTAAATCTCATTATCTGCTACTGATAAAACTGGAGTAAAATCATGAGAATAGTTTCCATCTCCAACTAATAAACCAAATAACTTTGCATTCTTCTCTTCCCTATTTCCAAATATAGGAACTTCTTCTATTGTAATTAATTGGTCACCAACCTTAACATCCTCTGTTTTTTTAAATTTAATAGCTTTTCTTTGAAAAATGTCTTTACTCTTATCTTGTTTTGTAAAATGATTCTTACTCCACATTAAAGGATGATCATTTGAACATTCAAGAGTATTTCCTCCGGAAGTAGTTATTCTATAACAAGGTTTTTGTCTTGGGGGATTCATATTAGTAATCGGCTCTTTATTAACACCGGTACCATTATATCCCAATATTCCATCTGATTGTTTTAGATCTTCTATATTTACTAATTCTCCATTATTAGTCCAAACTTTAGTTCCCGCACACACACAACCGATGAAGACCTGCCAGCCAGTTTTCATCCCTTCAGTATAGATTGAAGGCTTAACAAAACCAGCAACTTTTAAAGACCACTTCTTATGACCCTTACCTATTTCCTCATATAGAACAAATGTAGGAGATAGGCGAGATACTGCTTGTGGTTTATGGTTTGCTGTTAGGGCATGGATTTCTGAATGATAGTTTTTGGCTGTACTGATACCATCAGTTACCGATAGTCTTCCTTTTTCTTTATAGAACTGTGTATTCTTTAAATAATCAAGACCGCGAACGCAGTTACCAAAAGTCTTATCGGCATCTTCCTGTACTCCGGCCACAATAACATTTACTGAAGCAGGGATAAAGGTATAGTTATATCCAATCAGCATACCGGCACACTTTTCAGAAAAACCTTCTTGTCTTCCTTTCAGTTCCTGTCCATCTTTTGACTGATCGAACATCATTTCTATTCTACGAGAAAAGAAAAAGTCGAGAGAAATAAAACGAGGCGGTATTACTGCTTTCCGTTTTGTGCCTACGACTCTTGCATAGATAGACCAGAAGTTTAAATAGAAATAGAATCTTCCGGATATATGTACTGTTCTATCCTTTATATGAAGATCATACATTGGTATGTAACAATCTCTTTTATCCTTTGACCAGAAACAATCAACCCCATCAATAAGAAAATCTCCACCGGGCTCAATAGCATCCTTTATAGTAAAGCCATCTTGGCATCTCTCATGCTGACGATCCCACCACTCATCATCAACGAAGTGTTCTCCGCTTTGAATAAGTTCATCCGTTATAAGGCTTGGCTTTATATGATAATAGTCATCCCTATGTGGGGTGTCACCGAGTTCGACTACGGGCGAAAATCTTTTTGTATCACGGAACCTCATGCTTTGTCAAATCTTCTTCTTGTTTCCTTTTTCTTTTCTTTACGTTCCTGAACAACCTTTTCCTTCATCTTTTTGAATAGATCGATCAGTTTATCAGCAGCCTGGAATACTTTCATCTTTTCCTCACTGTTATCCATTTCCATCATCACATTAATCTCAACTTCCTGTTCTTGTGCATGTCCTTCACTGTCCATGTAATTAACAGTAACTTTTTTCTTTACCTTTTGCTTACGAACCATTGGGATAGTATTGTAATGCTTTAGCATTCCTTCCATCTCATATTTTAGTTGTTCGAAGAAATTCTCAACAGTAGATCCAGAATCTTCTTTGTAAAGATCTATAAGAGCAACAACATCATCTTCTTTTTCTAAAACTGTAACATCTTCTCCTGCAAAATATGAATTACACACCCTGCGTTTTCTTTCCGTTGGAAATATGTCCGCAAGTGCATGTGGTGGTTTTGCATAAGCATGATAAACATAGGTTATGACCTTATTAAAGAATGGCTTTGTATCGTTTCTTCTATCCCTGGCATAGACTTTCTTTACCTCTGCAAACTCCATTGCTTCAGGGGCGATCTCTACCTTTCCTATTTCATCGTTATATCTTAGCCAGCTCATATTAATTGAATATTAAAGCACCGATTCCTACTCCTACAAATACACCACCAATCATTCCCCATGTCCGTCTGCGTTTCTGTTTCTTCTGTAATTTTATCTGCCTATCCTTTTCACCAATAAGTAACTGATCATTGGAAAAGCGATCTTCTTGTTTTGTAATTACATTAGAGAGGATATCTATTTCACGCTTCTGCTGAGCTTCTTTCTGCTTGTGTAGGGTTATGCTTCGGTTTAACTCTATTCGTTCTTCTACCAGGCTGCTATGCCCTGCAAAGATATAATTTGTTCTTTTAAGGTGATCAGGAAACAATGCAACATAAATTCTATTATCAACATTGATAATTCTTGGTAAGGTATCAGCATCAATATATTCAGCAAAGTATTCCACATCTTGCTCTACGGTATATTGATTTATGTTTTCGATTTCCTGTTCGTGATCAGCCTGGATCATTGCAAGTTTAAGTTTGCTTTCTTCGAGTTTTCCATCAAGGCTGTCAATTCTTGCTTTGAGTGCTGGAACCATGGCCAGAGAATCTTTAATCCCCTGAGTGAGTTCTGCCTGTACTTCAATGTAATGATCAACAACTTCATTAGAATAACCAAGCTGTTTGGCTATGTCATTCCTAAAGATTACCATCCCTATCAAAATAAGGAGTAGTATCGCGATTAGTATATGGCTTGCTGTTATCTTCATGCTATTTTATTTAGTTTTCGATATGAAAGCACACGATTCTTTGGATAGCGTGCGATCTTCACCTGATTGTTCTGGTTTCCTCCGAGTATACAGATATTATCACCATCCTCAGCGATAAATAATCCTACATGGCCGTAGGGACTGTTTTTACCATTTCGCCATAAAACAGCTATGCAGCCAATCTCAGGCTTGTCTAAGGTTTCTCCTATCTTAAGCCATGATCGTGCATTTAGCTTGCCGGTATATTCATATCCGGTCATTTTTGCACACCAATTGATAAAGGCACTGCACCATGCCAATTCATCATTCTTTACCCATGAATGACCTATCTCGCTAAAGTATTTTAATACCTCTGCATTGTGCTTGCTGCCAACTATCTCTTTTATTCCATATTGAGAAAGTGCCATACAAAGCATATCGCCCATTACGTAATTATTTGATGAATTCATTATTTATCATTTTTTAATCCTTCATCTTTATCAGTATTAAAGAATTTTATACCGCCAAATTTATCAGCGATTTGTGATAGGCTCTTTGGTGTATATGTGGCAGTCAGTAGTATAATTACACTCCAGGTGAAAAATTTGAACATACCATCAAATACATCAGTATCTACATTTGCCCATCCAAAGGCATCTATAACAAACATAATGAGCATAACACCACCAAACATGATCATCCACCATTTTGTGAACTTCCACGTAAGATAAGACATTACTCTTGTTGACGAAACCTCTGAAACTTTCTTAAAGCTATCCAGGATAACTTCGATAGGTATTTTTGCTATTTTCATTTTATGTTCCTCCTTTTTTAGTTACGTTTCTTTTTTTTGGAAAACCTTATCAAGGAATCTCTTAATAAGCCATCCGATCAATGCACCAACTGTAATCATGATTAATCCCTCACAATACTGTGTCCAGTGCATCCAAAGTATGAAATCATACTTTTCATAAACTAATAATCCGCCATAAGCCCCGCCGCCTATTGGAAATAAATTGTCTATTATTCGATGTATCATTGTTATAATTATTTGTATAGGCATTTGTCAGGTTATTATTTGCAAGTGGTCAGTTGCGATTAATAAATATTTGGGTCGAAAATTACTTTATTATGCTTAATCCTGCTATAGCCCAAGCAATAATGCCCGTAATCAATAGTACTGTTACTGCCCAATAGATCTTGCCAAGAAATCCATTGATGTTTCTTTTATCAATATACCAAAACTTGGCTCCAATGATAATATTTATTACTCTGTCAAATATTATCCATGAGACGAAAATAAGGATTAGCGAGTACAATATACACTCATACCATTGACCCCACATTCCAGTCCATACTAAAACGACAAGACCCGACCTTATAATAAGTCCGAGTGCATGCCAGATATTTGAATACCTCTCTTTCTTTTCTGTCCATAAACTCGCATTCCTTTTAGAAGCAAGTAAAGCTGATTCATTAGCTTTTGCTCTTGCATAAACTATGAAATATCCCATCAAGGGAGCCATTAGTAAAGCCAGCGCTATTATGATTATGATAAACATTAGTATGTTATTACTATCGGGCCCACATCAACTGTGTATGATGTCCCTGGTGTTATATCTGCCTTTGTACCCCACGTACCTCCCACCGTTCCTGCAACAAAAGGACTTCCCTCAATAGGATATGTTCTAAACTTAGCAGTCGTTCCATTAAATTGAAGGGCTACATAATAAATTCCGGAAGTTGCAGCATATGGTGTCGAGAATGTTAATCCCTGAAATGATGCTGCTGAAGCAACTATAGCTGCAGCTGTTCCTTCGGCTCTTGATGTTGCTACTTCTGTACCGGAAGAGTTGAATAATTGCACAACAACCGAATCAGTAGCCCCAACAGAACCTACTAAATAAGATATACCAGTAAGTGTTACATTGTTAGGGATCATTATTTCACTCCAATAACGATCTCCATCAGTACAGGCCGCATCAGTTCCCGCAGTTGCTAAAACAACGCTTCCACCAACAGACCAAATATGTGTTGACTGAGAGGGATTCGTTAGGCCAGCATCAGCTGTAATTATTCCATCAAAAGTTCCAGTAGTGGCTGTCTGTTCATAATAGGTAGAACCAAGAGCAATTACATTACTCATAGTTTTTAAAGCCGTCTGATCTTTCTTTAGAATATATGTTTTTCCGGTAGCGGAAATATACACCTGTATTGGTGCCTTCATATACTTTCCAAAAGATTCGGTAGATGTTGCGTAATACTCTGTTTTTAATTCCTGAGAGAAACCTGCTATCGCAAATGCAAGAATCATTAAGAATGTCATCAATCGTTTCATTTTTATTGTATTAGGGTTTATATTAATAAGTGTTTAATTCATCACGAATGGCAATAAGCCTGCCACGTTGCGCTCTTAATTCTGTGAGTTGCTGAAGGTATATCTGTATATCGCTATTGATATACTTTATCTGCTCATTGACATCCTTCTTTGTGTACACAGCAAAGACGGTATCTGTTGCCGTTGCCACCTGTACCAGCACCTGTTTATTTGAAAGTTTAGTATAAGTGGTGTCTGCTGTTTGTGCCATTGCCATCATCCCGAAGGCGAGCATCATTGTAATTAAAATTATCTTTTTCATTGTTATAATTATTTAAGGTTTTGTTGTACTTACTTCGATTCCGTTCCCCGCTGTGTTAGGGTACATATAACAAGTATCACCCTCTGAATTGGTTGTTATCCATCCGGTTATATCTG